GAACTTCTTCTAATTTGCCAACTGACGTTACACCATATTTTTCTTGAACTGTAATTTTTACTTTGTCTTGAATTTCATTTGATTGAAATGGATATTCTACACCAATATTTTTTAAATTAGTTTCTTTAACTTTGTCTTGGATTTGTTTTGATTGACATGGATAATCTACTCCATAGCGTTCTTGGTTTGTTTTATTTATTTTACTTTTAATTTCTTCATTTTTACTGGGTGTTTCAAACCCATATTTTTTTAAATTACTTTCTTTTGTTAAAATATCTGTTTTTCCACCGGATCTTTTTTCCTTTTGAGCACAACTTCTTGAACAAAATGTGTATGTGTCTCCGCGACGTTTTTTATTATGAGTTTTCTCTAAAGAAAGTTCGTATTCCTTCTCACAATCAGTAGCATCGCAGGAAAAAACTCCAAATTTTATAACCCTTTTAGTTTGCTGGTTTGTTTCTTCTCTATATCTCAAAAACATAAATTATCTCCTTGTAGTAAGTATACTGCAACAGCAGATAATTGTATGGAAAATTAAGAGAAAATCAACAATTTTATTTAAATTATTGCAATCATTGAGGAAATTAAAATTGTAAAATCCAAAGGTCTGCCTGAATCGAAATTGTGATTTCTGCTACATCGCTGGAAGCATAATCCAAATCATTAAAATTAGAATTCACAATCCATGCGCCTTTTGCGTCCCATAATTGGCAAACCGTTCCAATTGGGTCTAACATCTTGAGTTGTATATCTCTTTTTAAAAAGTCGTTATATCCACTTCTGCCAGAAACAGCCTCAAAATTAAGTCTAATCCATTCCATAACTTGTTGGGAACTTGAAGGTGACAAACTTTCAATCAAAGTTACTTCCACTTCTTCAAATGTATGTTTACCAGGAAGGAATCTTTTACTATTAATCCAGTCAATCGTAATCTTTTCAAAAGTCATTGTTGGCCGAGTTGCCGTCTTCATTAAAAACGCATCAATTCCCTCAATTTGAAAAACCCACCGATACTTCCGTAGTGGCTCAAATTTATTCGGCAACATATCTACAACACTTAAAGTCTCGGCCATTATATTTCTCCTCGTTCAAACATTATCTATAATTATATTCCTAAATTAAAATCTAACTATAACTATTTCTCAAAAATTATATTTTTTTCTTGAAACATTAAAACTTCTATATATTATCATCGTTACAATGAACATTGTTACTATGTTCAAAAAATAAATATAGGAGATTTTATTATGTTTAAAGAAGCATTTACCCAAACAAAAAAGAAAGTTTTTAACTTTAATTTTAAAAACGCCTTTTCTTCAACTGAAAATCCACAATCAAACGAGAGAGTAAAAATTTTAAAAGAAATGTCTGGATTAAATTTAACATCATTAAAAGATATTGAACAAATACTTTCAAATTTAACTGACGATGTTAAAAATTCAAATTTTTATAAACTATCCGAAAGCGCCGTTCGTTTATTTTTAATGAAAAATCCGGGGAGGCAGAATATAGAAGAAAAAACTGCTCACGAATTATTGAAAAATTCTAAAATTTTTTCTTTATATACAGAGTTACCAAATAAAGGAAAAGACTCTATAAGAATTACGAGAAACGGAAAGTTAAAATATGGCAAAAAAGAAAATGGAGATTTAAAATCATTTGATGGTTATGCACAACATAAACATAACAACAGCATTTATATATCTCTTAAAGGAACTAAAAATAAAGGAGGGGCACAAGATTTAGTAAAAATGGAAATAGAACTAACTGCTGAATGCTGCTCCAAAAATAAGGATGGACATTTGTTTATATTTTTATGTGATTTAGATTTTTGGGAAACTAAAGATTCAAATTATTTAAAAGAAAAATTTAAAAAATATAATAATATTATTATTTGCCAAACAGATAAATTAGAAGAAGAATTAAATAAATGTCTAAAAAACAATTAGGCCAATTTTATACGACGCGGGCGAATTATATAGTAGGTGATTTATTAAATATTTTTCCCGAAAACTCAACAATTATTGATCCTTTTTCCGGAAATTGGGATTTATTAAATCTCTTAAATCCCTCTACATTCAATTTATTTGGTTATGACATAGAACCTCAAAACAATAAAACAATCAAACTAGACACGCTTCTAGAGCCTCTAGATTACAAAAATAAATGGGTTCTAACCAATCCTCCTTTTCTCGCAAAAAATAAAAATAAAGATAAAACAATTTATAATTTATATAATGTAGATGATTTGTATGAAGCGTGTCTAAAATCAATTATGAATTGTGAAGGCGGAGTTATTATCCTCCCGCTTGGATTTCTTTCTAAAAGAGAAAATAAAATCAGGAGAGAATTTTTATCAAATTTTAAAATTCAAAAATTGAAAATATTTGAAGAACAAGTTTTTAATGATACAACATATACAATATGTTCCTTTTCTTTTTTGCGCGAGCCAAATAAAGATCAAGAAATTTCAACAACTTTTTATCCTTCACGAGAAAAATTTAATTTTAAATTAGAACAAAAAAATGATTATTTAATTGGAACAGAATTTTTTGACGCACTTAAAAATAAATGCTACTGCACAAAAATCTATCGTTTAACCAAAAATAAAATTCCAAATTCTAAAATTTTTCTCCGCGCATTGGACACAGGTTCTCAAAACGGTCGCATTAAACTTGAAATAAAAGATGAGCCTTTTTACGGAAAAGATACAGATAGGGCATTCGCAACAATTTGTTTTTCTAAACAATTTTCAGACGAACAGCAACAAAAAATATGTGATAAATTCAATTCAATTTTAGAAAAATTTAGAAATCAATATAATTCATTATTTTTAATGCAGTTTAGAAATTCAACAAAAGAATATTCTAGAAAAAGAATTGCTTTTGACGATGCCTACAATTTAATCGGGCACACAATCAAACGGCTTAAATTCTGTTCNTGCTCTAACTAAAAGAGATCCCGGCGTTGGTTATAACAAAGTCTAGATTAATAAANTCAACACTTCTTGTCGGAACAATACTAATAATTCCTCGCATCGTATTATTTTCAATATCGATAGTGGTTGTTGTGCTTGTATCAATCTGAACTTTAAATTTATCAACACCATTCAATTCTTGAATTCTTCGTAGGCGCGGACGAACTTGATTTTCGAAGCGCGCTAAAGTTGATTCTCTGTTTGGCTCAAACAAGAATTGATTAGCAACTTGTCTAACTTCTCGTCTAACCTCAATTAGAAGCCGGCGAACATTAACCCTATCAAGAGCAGATTGAGTTGCCTTAAGTGTTTTTTGTCCCCAAACAACAACCCCGTCACTTCCCGGGAAAGAAGTTAAAGGATTGATGTCTGCTTCATACAAATCATCTAGATTTTTGCGATTTAATTTAACAGCAACTTCTTGAACCGTTTGTAATGCACCACGAGTAAATCCGGCCGGAGCAAACCACGGGAAAGAAATCGCATCATTAAGCGCAAAGGCTCCAAGAACAGCAACCGAAGGTGGAACACGAACATTTGTTCTAGTTCCTGGATCCGTCATAATAACATCCGGGAAATAAGCAGAAGCAAAAGAACTATCTAGTGCTCTATTTTTAAAATCGGCAACAGTGTTGCCAACATCAATTTTTTGATTTATTGAAGAAGTAACAACCATATTAAGTTCGTCTCTTTCTTCAATATCCATCAAGAACAGAGCATCAAATCTCGCCTCGGCAACATCTATTCCTTTATCAGTAACATTTGGATGACGAATTCCGGGCACAGCCAACAATTTAACATCTACGTCAGATCTATTAGAAAGAACATCTAAAGCCTTTTTGTAAGCAGAAACAGTTGGGCCATTTTGCTGATTTTGAGAACTATCATCCATTTCCCGTTTGACAGCAGTGTTTGTTAAATTTGTTTTTTCTTTATCAAATAAATTAACACCATCAAATCCACCCTGCATGAAGAACGAAAATTTATTAAATCGTCTAACTGTAGAATCTCCAAAGTCGAGACTTACATTAAGTGCTCTTGTTTTATCGTCTGCGTTAGTTGAGATAGTTCCATTTCTTACGTAAGAAGCCGAAACCCATTCGTTCGGATCAGCAACTCCGTTAGACCCTGTTCTAACTTTAATATTTTCAAGAGAGAAAATATTATTATTAAATCTATCACTATCCAGAATTGTTCCGTTAGCGTCAGCAGTTCCAACATTTTCGCCGACGGAAAAATTTCTATTCGTGGTCATGAAATTTGGAATATATTTCGCAAAACTTTGAATAGTTTTATTTTTCAAAGAAGATTTATTTGGTTCATTCAAATCTGTTTGGTGTTCAAATTGAACACCCCAATGGAATTGACTCTTGATTTGTTTTTTAAGATCTGTCCCAACTGTAATATTTTTTCTAAATGGAACTGGGGGTTCAATAGCCCTTTTAAGAGACTCTGATTGACCAACATCAAATCTGTTTGTTGTGGCACCGTGAATATGGGGGGCGGCGGTCGTTAAAAACACGCTACCAGAAGTAACACTATGAGAAAATCCTCTAAATCCAACAGGAAGGGCTTCTTCTGGAACTTCTCCGTTTTCAACATCGGCATGAAGTTTCACCCTTATAAGATTTGATTTGTTTGGGTGATTTCCTTCAATAGCCAATCTTTGAGAGCCATCTGACTTATCAAAATCAAAGAAAACTTTTTGATCACCAATAACTCTAGCGATATATCTATCAGATGAAGGATTAAGACTTAATCCTCTAAATTGTTCAAGAATAATTGGATTAACATCGTCATCATTAATATCTCTAACAATTAAATCAAAAGTTCCAAATTTATTGGTTGTTACGTTTGATTTTGCAATATTTTGAATAGAAATTTTGAATTTATTATTAGCATAAATTCCATCAGACAAAGCAAGAACTTGGAATAAGTCTTTATTTGTTCCGCCAAATTTTTGAGAAATAACATATGGAGTTTTTGGAGTTGTAAATCGATCTTCAAAATTCTCATAATTTGGAACGGTTGAAGAACCTGCGTCTCTACTTAAAGAACCAGTTGTTAAAAATGCCAAATCTTCTTGGTTGGCCGCATCAAATGATGCTGTAGCGTGAAAAACTCCACTCCCGGTTATGTTTGCTAATGTCGGATGAACATCATATTGAGCGTATAAATAATGGCCAGATTGTTCTATTTTAAGAGGATCTTTATTGAAAATATTTCCAAAATAATTTGGAACAGTCATATCAAAAGAAGCAGTTAAAACATTTGAGAAAGAAGGATCTGTTCCTTTATGCCCATTAAGAAGCATAACAAATTCTTGTGTTCCATTAGAAAGTTTAACAGTTCCGGTTATAAAACCTTTTGGTCCCGCAGATGTAGCAACCGCAGTTGAAGTTGGAGCAGACGAATCACCTCCGGCAGTTGCCGAAAGCATTAATACGACACCAGAAGGAGCCATAAGAATACCGCGAATAATTGGATGCGCTACATTTGAACCTGCTTTTTGAATTCCGGCATCAGAAAAAACTGTTGAACCAACACTTTCACTCATGAAGCAACCGAGAAAATGTGTTCT